ATGGCATCCATTCGACCACGAACCACCAAAGCGGGCACGCCCTACTACCAGGTTCTGTACCGGCACAACGGCACGCAATCCTCGGACAGCTTCGACGATCCGAAGGAAGCCACCAAGTACAAGAAGCTGCTAGAGCAGATCGGACCCGATGCAGCGCAAGAGCTGATGTTCGGCGCGGAAGCATTGCCCGAAGAGATCCCCTCGCTGACGGTGACAGAGTGGTGCACTGAGTACATCGACCATCTGACTGGCGTCGAGGAAGCAACGAAGAACAAGTACCGCTCGTACCTCCGCCGCGACATTGATCCGATTCTTGGTTTTCTGCCGCTATCTGTGGTGAACGAGAAGGCGATCTCGAAGTGGGTCCAGGCGCAGGAGGGATCCTCGAAGACCATCGCCAACAAGCATGGGTTCTTGTCGGGTGCGTTCAACGGTGCTGTGCGAGCGAATCACATTGAAGTGAACCCGTGTGACGGTCGGAGGTTGCCGGCGCGGCACAAGGAAGATGAGCCGGTGTTCTTGACTCCAGCTGAGTTCGTTCGAGTGCGGGATGTTGTGGTCGAGCAATGGCGTCCGTTGACGGTGTTTCTGGTGTCGACGGGGATGCGGTTCTCGGAGGCGACTGCGTTTCAGGTGGGCGATCTGAATGTGGAGGAGAAGACGGGACGGATTGTGCGGGCCTGGAAGTACACGGGCGAGGCGAAGCGGAAACTTGGGCCGCCGAAGTCCCGGAAATCTGTGCGGACGATCAACCTGTCAGATCAGGCGATCGAGGCGTGCGGCGATCTAAAGGGGCGCGCACCGGATGAGTTCGTGTTCACAAATCGTCTCGGGCGCCCGGTCACTGCTCAACTTTTTCACAACAAGGCGTGGCGGCCGATGATAGCGGAGCTGTCCGACAGATTAGGGAAGAAGCCGCGGCCACATGATCTTCGGCATTCGTGCGCAAGTTGGATGATCGCGGCCGGGGTGCCGCTGCCTGTCATTCAGCAGCACCTCGGCCACGAGTCGATCACGACGACGATCAACATTTACGGGCATCTGGATCGCCGTGCCGCGCAAGCAGCATCGGCAGCCCTCACAGCAGCACTCGAAGGGCTCTGACCTTTATCGTGGCAGCTCGCTTTTGTATTGCGGGCAGAAAGCGGAGACTGCCGCGCCAACGAGTTGACCTGCATTCTCTGCCGTCCAACTGTCCGGCCCGTTGAAGTAGGTCATCAGCGAAATGTCCATGAACTCTTCGCCTTTCCTGAAGCTGGCGCAGGCTGTTCGTCCGGCTTCAAGTGCCGTTGAATCCGGGGTGTCAGGGAATCCGATGAGTGTCAGTGTCCCCAGGAATAGGAACTCGGGGTCGTCTGCCGGGTTGTAGTTCGATGTGGCTGGAACTCGTGAGGAGGTCGTGGCTGGAGGTGCGGCTGCGACGGTTGTCCGCACTGTCGTAGTTGTGGGCCGAACTGTTGTCGTGGTCGTCGGGGCTGCTTCGGATGTGGTGGTTTCTGCGGCGACTGTTTCGGCATCGTCTTTGCGGTTGGCAAGAGCGTTGACGCCGAAGTATGCGGCGATGAGCACTGCGACTACGCCTGCGCCGATGAGGGCGTGTTTGCGGTCTTTGGCGAGCTTTGCGGGATCAACAGGTGTCGGGGGCGGTGTCGGTAGCGGCATGGGCTGTGTGGCGCTGGTCCATTGTTGTCCGTCCCAGTAGCGGAGCTGCTGGTTGCCTTCAGGGTCGGGATGCCAGCCGGGGCCAGGTGTCGTCATCGTCGTGCCTTTCGGTGGGGGCGCTTAGTTTGAGCGTCGGTCCAGTTCGGAATTAATGTAAGCCCGCTCGAGCGGGGTCAGCGTTCGGACCCGCACGAGAAGCGTGTGCAGGTCTGTCCAGAGTTCCCACGCGCATTCGTCGTCGGGCTGTCCTCGCGTCCAAACGAGTGCATTGACGAGAGAGTCAAGAGGGATCAGTAGCCGTGCTGCGAGTTCGTCGACCAATTTCTCTTCGCGGGCCTCGTAGCGTGGATCCGTGGATGGGAGGCCGCGCTCGAGATGGATCAACTCGTGAGTGAGGACTGATCGTCGTGCGGCTTGTGTGAGGGTGCGGCAGATGCATATGTCGGTGCCGTCTGTGTAGCCCGCTACGCCCTCGGGGAGTTCGCGGGTGCAGTCGATCACGGTGTCGGCGTGTTTGTTTCGCGCTGTCCGCCAAGGGTGGTATCGGGTCATGCGCGGACTGTAGACAGTGATACCGACAACTTAGAACACGACTAGTCGGATCTGGTTTCCTTGTTTCTCCTGGACGCCGCGATTGGCGGCGAAGCGGCAATCGGACGGACAACCCTGAGCGGTTGATTCTGGGAAGTCTCGTCCTCAGGCTTGACACCGATCTTGCTGGCGGCCATGACTCGGATGATCTCGTCTAGGGCGTCGCGTTCTCGTTGGTCGAGAAGGTCGGCTTCGGAGGGTGGGGTGTAGGGCTTCGCAACTTCGCGGGTCTGGCCGATCCAGCGGGATAGTTCGCGTACGTCGATGCGGAGTGCGTCGGCGATCTTAGCGACTGTGGCTGGTTTTGGTTTGGCGTTACCGGCGCGGATGTTGGTGATGGTAGATGTGCCGATTCCGAGGTGTTCGGCTAGTGCGCGGTGTGAGGGGGATTCGCCGTCGCGCTTGTCCACGAAGCCAGCTTTGACGAGCGCTGCGTCCCACAGGTCGTCTGTGGTGGGTTCGGTGTTCATGTGTAGCGAGGTTTCCTCACGGCGGCGGTGTTCGAATAACCAAAGTGTAGACGTTTTGTCTACAAATTCCGTCACTGTCATTCACATCTACTGAGGTCTGGTCAGAAAACTTTTGTAATCCGTGTAGACAAAGCTGTCTACACCGTCTAACGTCTTGTAGGACACAAGACGGAACGTCTACAGTGACTACGGAAGGAAATAAGCAGTGAAGACCAAGCAACTCGAATGGAGACTCGACGTGATTGTCAACGCCGAACTGCTGAGCCACTACATGACTCACCGCGGCGAAACCTGCCGCTCGCTCGCACTGAAAGCCGGCTGCTCGCACCAGCTGATCGGCTTCTACAAGAAGGGCACGCGTAAGCACTGCCCGTCTGCTCGCGCCAAGAAGATCGCTCAGATCCTGGACGCCCCCGAGAAGATCGTTTTCACGCCCGAACCGTCTCGTGTCACGCGGGACGGACGATTGAAAGCTTCGGCATGAAGGCACGAAAAAGCCCGCCCTCTTGCAGGAGGACGGGCGAGGCAGTCACCAATCGGAAGGAAAAGCGAATGCACATACACCTTACCCCTGACACCGTTGGGGAAGCGATAGCGCGGATCGAAGACCTGTTGGAGTTCCACGGGATGCCCCGCAATTCGTGGTCGGTTCCGTGGAGTGCGTTGGAGCGTGGTTACACGGCGCGGGTGTTGTTGCCGGAAGGTTGGTCGCATCCTGATGCGACGGGAACCATGTTCAAGGCGATTGAGGTTAATGCCACGGATTTGGTTGCTGCACTGATTGCGGTGGGCGACAAGTTCGCTGAGGCCGTCAACTTCAAGGCGGCGTCATGACTACTCTGACTGGCTTTCAACTCCCCGAACCTCTCATCCCTGGCAGTGAGTCGTGGTTGGCGACAACGAGCGCTTCGCAGCTGTGCCAGATCACTGGATCGGCGCCGAAGAAGTGGGGCACTCGGAACTCGTTGTGGCATGAGAAGCGCGGGACGTTGCCCGCGGAGCCGCAGTCGAAGGACATGTCTCGCGGACATGAGTTCGAGCCGTTGATTCGTCGGTGGTTTGCGGAAGCGAATCCGCAGTGGGTTGTCGAGGAGACTTCGACGTGGCGGCACCTCGAACGCGAGTGGCAGACCGCGGACCCGGATGGCGTGATCCGCGATCCTGAGGACCCGGAGTGGTTGGAGTTGTTCGAGGCGAAGACCGTGGACGACATTCGGTCGTGGGAGTCGGGGATTCCGGACTACTACATGGATCAGTGCCAGTGGCAGATGGACACGATCGGAGCTCGCCGGGTGCATCTCGCGGCTTGTGGTCCGTTCGAGTTGTTCCATCGCTCGCCGAAGGTGTTCGTCGTCGACTACGACCCGGAGTATGTGGCGGCACTGCACGTCGCTGTGCGGAACTTCAATGATTCGTTGGTCTTGGGGTTTGAGCCGGAACCGGATTGGGCGTCTCCGAGGGATCGCTTGGCGTTGCGGTACAAGGCTCCTCACATTGCGGATCAGCCTGTCGAGGTGAGTGATTCGATCGCTCTCGATTGGTTGGCGTTCAAGGCCCGCGAGGTTGAGAAGGACACGCGAGGCGAGGTTGCGGTGTCGAAGATGCTGCGCGAGGCGGGGGACTGCAAGCAGATCTTCTGGCAGGGCGTGCATATCGCGAGCAGGCAGAAGGGCCGGAATGGTCAGCCGCCGATCCTCGTCGCCGCCAAGGGAATCAAAGACCAAGCCGCTGAGCTAATCGCGGCACATCAGAACGGAGTTGCAGCATGACTGCTATCAAGTCTCGTAAACCTACTGGCGCTGTGCCGTGGCCGCTGGTCCTCGTTGAGGGTGCGGAGAAGACAGGTAAGTCGTGGGCGTTGGCTGAGTTCACCGCATCGGAGAAGGTCGGTCAGGCGTATTGGCTGGACTTGGGTGAGGGTGCTGCGGATGAGTACGCGGCGATCCCAGGCGCCGATTATCTGGTGATCGAGCATGACGGAACGTGGGCTGACATTGTCGGTCAGGTCTATGCGGTTCGTCAGGAGGCGCAGCGAGCGCACACGGCGGGGGAGAAGCCGGTTGTGTTGTTGATCGATTCGATGACAGCTGAGTGGGATCTTCTGAAGGACTGGGCAACTGCCCGTGCGGTGTCGTCCAAGTTTGGGCAGCGGATTCTCGCGAAGGATCCCAATGCGGAGGTGAAGCCCGACAACCGTTTGTGGAATGACGCGAACACTCGTCACTCGACGCTGATGCGGATGTTGATGACGTTCCCCGGGATTGTTGTCATGACTGCCCGAGGCAAGGAAGTCGCTGTGATGGGCACTGACGGGAAGCCTGTTGCGGGGCAGAAGGATTACCGAGTCGAGGGACAGAAGAACCTGGCGTTCGATTCGAGTGCCTGGGTTCGCCTGTCTCGGGATGAGGCGCCGAAGGTTGTCGGTGTTCGGTCTGTCCATTCGGGTGTTCGGCCTGGTGTGGACAAGCCGAAGCCGGCTCCGCAGTTCACGGTCGAGTGGTTGGTGTTCGACGTTCTCAAGTGCGATCCGAAGACTGCGAAGGTTCGGGACTTGCAGGATTTGGATTCGTCGCCGGATCAGGTGGCGGTTGAAGGTGCTGGTCCGCGGAGTGTTCCGGATCTTCCGCTGCTTGATGCCGATTACGTGATGTCCGAGATGAACAAGGACATCACGGAGGATCGGTTGAAGGAGTTGTGGGATACGGCGAAGGATCGGTTGGGGGAGCGCAGGACTGAGGTGTTCAACCTGGTTGGTGATCGTTTGGCGATCATTCGGGCTGCGCGTGAGGTGGCGGAGGCTGGTCCTGAGCAGCCGCCGTTGGACAGTGTCTCCGAGCAGGTGGCGTCGTGAGCGGCATTACGTGGGATCAACTTCAGGCGGAATGCGAAGCGGAGAGGGCGGAGGAGGACGCGTTTTGGGACGCGATGCCTGACTCACGTCCTCCGCAACCACAGTGTTTGATCTGTGGTCGATTCGTGGCGGCCTCGACGTTCACTGATCTGGGAATGGACATGAACGGCGAGTACACCTTCCGCTGGACCTGCTCACTCTGCGGATTGCGGGTGGGGTCATGAGTATCTACTTCCGCGATACGTGCACGTGCAGTGGTCCGGTGCCGGGTTGGAACCAGCACGAATCGTGGTGCGGCACGCGTGAGGACCGCGGTGGTCCGTACAACGGTTGGTCGCATCCTGACGCAAACCTCCCCACCGAAACCCCTAAGGACGCAGCATGAGTGACTACCCAATGGACATCGCAGCGTTCAACAACTGGCTCGAAAATGGTGAACGCGGAATCAGTTCAGAAACCATCGTGACCTCGATGACCGGAATCTTCGTTTCCTCGCGAGATTGGGGAGCCGCATACCCCTGCGACCCGAGCGACTTCCGGCGATGTGAGCGGCTTCTGCGAGCCGTACCTGAAGCCCGAGAACACCTACACGTCATGGCACGAAAGGGGCATGTGTGGGCCGCTCTCGTCAACGAGTGGGATGCACTTGTGGCACTGGGGGATTCCGAGGTCCCCGGAATCTTTGACACCTGGGCGCATGGATCCGCGCCGAAACTCTACGCACGAATGAAGGAGCTAGGCGCATGACTTCTGCTGGTGAGCAGCTCAGGTTAGATGGGCAAGACGCGGCCCTCGCAGCCGCGACAGTCGGACACCACGACCACCCCAACCGCATCGAAACCGCCCTCTCGGAACTCATCCGATCCGGCCGCGAATTCTCCGCCGACCACGTCCGCGACCTTGTCCCACCCGAAACCCGCGACTGGCTCCGCGCAGGCAATGGAAACGTCCTCTCATCCATCATCGGCAATGCGTCACGCCGCGGCCACATCGCCCAAACCGGATGGTGCCAACCCGCACGAAAAGAACGCCACTCCAACCCGAACCGAGTATGGAAAGGCGCCGCATGATCCGCGAAGCCTCACTCCGAGTACCCATCACCCACCCCAACATCGGCACCTACAGCGCCCTCAGCGAAGTCACCATCGTCCACAAAGACGAACACGGCTACACCATCTGCCTCGACAACGGACACCCCCGCGGCGGCCTCTGCCACCTCGCCGTCGTCCAACGCAACCAGCTGTACATCCCACACGAGAAACGAGAAGCCGCATGACCACCACCGAACAACGCCGGCACGTACCGCCCGACGAAGTGTTCACCATCGACGAGGCCGCGCTACGGCTCAGGTGCAGCCCCACCTACTACCGCGAGCAACTGCGATCGCAGAAGTGGCCCGGCAGGAAGATCGCCAACAAGTGGCGCGTCACTGAAGCGGACATCAAAGAAACCTTGGAGATCGTGTACTCCGATCCGATATTCCGCCCGCGACCGGATCCGGTGTCAGCCCGCCCTGGCACTCGCCGACGCTACGAACGACACAACCGCCGCAAGTAAGGACAGCCCTACCGTGCCCAAAGACAAGCGGATCTATATCAATCTGGCGGTGGATATGGACCGCAATCCGAAGTACATCAACCTCACAGACGGGCAGAAGTGGTTGATCGTGAAAGCCATCATGCACTGCCGTGAGTACCCAAACGACGGCAATCTGCCGCTGCCTGTGTGGGTGAAGATGGGAACAAAGCGCAACAGAATTTCGGTGGAATCTTGCGGAGCGATCACAATTTTTGCATCAAAAAATGTCGCGATTGTTCACGACTATGCCGAACACAATCAGACCATCGCGGAGATCGAAAAGTCTCGAAATGAGAAGATCGCCGCAGGTCAGAAGGGAGGCAAGGCCAGGGCAGCGAACCGGGCGCATGCCCACGAAACGCAAGCAGACGGGCTAGCAGCTGCTAAGCAGGACCTCAAGCAGAATCAAGCAGAGATAGAGATAGAGAAAGAGAAAGAACTACTTACTTACGTAAGTAGTTCACCTCACCTAAGAGACGCGCAGGCGAGACCACGGGGAGTGCGAGACATCGCCGAGCATCTCAACGGGACAGCGCACTCCGCTGAGGCGCACATCATCGCAAGGGCCTACTCGGAATCCTGCGCGTCGCCAGTCCCAGGCGATTTGATTTCGAAGATAGCCCAAGCTGTCGACGGATGCCTCAAGTCCGGGGTGAGTCGGGAGCAGATCGAAGCAGGGATCCAGGACTGGGCAGCGTCACCGATGACAGCGGCATCGATGATTCCCGGATTCGTTCACAAGTCCGCGAACCGAGCAGCGACCCCAGCGACCACCCAGAAGTCGAAGTCCGACGAGAAAGTCCAAGGCTTCCTCGCCTTCGCCAATCCGAACACCAGGAAGGAACTCGCATGAACGAGTGGATCGAAACGTCAGCGTTGGTGCTGGCGAAGTGCGCCGCGAACGATCCGTGGTTCCCCAACCCGGGCGAGGCTCTCGTCAAGGCGTGGGCCGAAGTGTTCGCGGGATCGCATCTGAGCCGCGAGGACTTGCTCGCTGGTGTGGCACGGGCGTACCGGATCGAAGATGAAGGGTTCCGGCCGTTGCCGGCATCGATCGTCAAGCATGCGCGGGCCGCGTACTTCGAGGCTCTGGGCGCGCTCGACGACGATCAGCGGGACCAGATGTTGACGATGGCGTACGAGCTGGAGGACATGGGGTTTCCGCCGCCGCTGGCGCAGAAGCATGTGCGGCGGGTGGCGTTGGGGCGTTCCCCGGCGATCGATTTGTCCGATCAGGAGCGTGCGGAACTGTTCTCTCGTGTGCAGGTTCGGTTGGCGTTGCAGCCTCGGGTTGGTGTTGCTGAGGCTGTTGAGCGGATGGCGGCGTCGAAGAAATGAGTGGATTCGCTGAAAATGAGGCTGAAACGAAATTTGGCGGTCCGAAGGTGCCCGTTGGGGTGGATGTGCAGGATCGCGCTCGTCCGTCCACTGGTGGTCCAATGAGCGCCAGCAGCTGTCACGTAGGACGCAGGACGCCAGGAGGCAAATCTTTTTACCGTGTGAGTCATGTGTCTTGCGTGACGCATGATGATTGTCTACAGTTGGAGCATCCCGTTGCAGCGGGACCAAAAATCGGAAGGAATGTCATGACTGTTCTTGCTTTTCGTTCGCGTGGCCGGCACCGCACAGGTGTTCCCGCGCTTGAACTCATCGCCTCTGCCCGCACTGTGAATGCTCCGGTGTGCGGCAACTGCACTTCCATCAACCTCAGCGAGCACACGGATCCCGGGTTCGGTGATTACTTCGTGTGCGAGGACTGCATGACGCAGCTCGACACAGACGGGTCACGGATATGAGCGATCACATTCACGGTTTCGATCACAACCTCGGACGGGCCTGCGACACAGTCGGCGCCCCCTGCGAAAACCGCGCAAAGCGGTGCGGAGCACAAATGCCCAACCAGGAAAGCAGCCTGAACACGGTGTCTTGCGGCAAGTTTCACAAGCACAGTGGCCAGCACGAGGGCTGGGGCAAGGGCATGAAGCTCGTTGGGTGGTCGGCATGAGATCCCTTGCCTCGCATTGCGACCGGCTCGAATCCCTCGCCCTCATGGACGATCTGACAGACCGGCGGGAGCGGTTGGAGCGCCGCAAGTTGTGGCGCGGACGAACCTACGTCGCCGTCACTATCGCCGGACTCTGCATCTGCTTCGCCTACACCATGACCGGATACCTGAACGGATACGCAGCATGAGCACACGAGAAGAGTTGGCCGACACCATCGCCGTCGCCCTGCGTGACAGCGACATGGGCGGTTACACCGACATCAGCGACTTGAGCGACGCCGTCCTCGACAGCCGTTACGACCTCCTTGCAGTCGCCGACGCGGTCCTCGCCGACTACCAGCCCAAGCCGCACACGGTGGACAACATCGAAGAAGCACTGACGCTCCCGCAAGGAACAGTCATCCAATCCAGCCCCACCGTGTGCCCACGCGCAGGGGAAATCATCATCGGCATAAGCGACCAGAGGCACTACGTCTTCTGGGCAGGCAACGAATGCGAAGACGAACTCGCTGCATGGATGCTGCCGATCACCGTTCTATTCACTCCGGAGGCAACAGCATGAGCACTTACCTCGAAGAACTCGCCACGCTCGCCGCGAAGATCGGCGATGACAACGCGAAAGCCGCCCTCGATTTGGGTTGGATTGGGCCGCTGGAACGGGACGCTCTCGTCGATGCGGCACAGCAGGCGCGGAAGCAGTTGGCGAAGGCCCGCGCCGACCTCGAGCAGCATCTGATGACTGCGAACATGCCGAATGTTGGCGGTGCAATGTGAGCGCAAACCACATCGAAGCCCTCGCAAAAGCACTGTACGAGAACGGAAACCCCCAGCACACCGCAGCGGATCGCGCAATGCTCGGTCCGTTCGAAGAGTTGGACTTGTTGCAGCAGACGATCTGGATCGACCTCGCCAACGCCGCCCACAACCACCTAACCCAAGCAGGTGCACAGTGAGCGCCCTAACCATCATCCTCGGCGCAATAGCACTCGCAGCCGGTCTCGTCACTGGAGCCATTCTCGCCGTGATCGTTGGCTCCGTGTGCATTGGAATTGGCATCGCAACGGCGGCGCTCCGATGAGCTATTTCGATGATGACAACCTCACCGACCCGGTCACTTTGGATCGCTGGGAAGACAACGACGCATGGGACCGCGCCTACGAGGAAGCCACAGGGAAATGATCGCGACCAGCCTCTCCACCCAATCCTGCCCCACCGGACTATGCGGACAATGCGGGCCCTGCCGCCGCGAAATGCGCGAAGCCGACCGGTTGATGATCCCGAAAGTTCAAGCACCAATCGAACTCTCACCCACCGCCCGCGAAATCATGGCCGAAGAACGCAAACGCAGCCGACCCACACGCAGACCCATCAACAAAGTCGCAAACCGGCGAGCCACAACAGCCACACCATACGTACGACCCTCACGCGCAAAAAACACCGCAACACCATCACCCTGCACCGAATGCGGCGAAATGCGCGGCTACAAAATCTGCGGCGGACGCGGACACGGCTACACCCTCGACGCAGTAGGCAACCTCTGCACCGTCTGCGCCGACAAACCGAAACTCACCGCCCAAATCGCAGCACTCGAAGCAAACCCCTCACGCACCAAAGCCGAACACAACACGCTCAGCAGAGCACGAATCAGACTGCGCCGCATCACCCGAAACGGCAGGCCCTACCACCCCGAGGCGCCCCACGGGACAAGCAACGCCTACGCCTCCTACCAATGCCGATGCGACGAATGCCGAGCCTACAAAACCGAGCAAGACAGCGCAGCGAGAGCCAAAAACCGATGACACACACCCTCACCATCATCGACACAGCGCATCCCGGCCGACCGCCGTTGACGATGAACGAATACGAACGCGCCCACTACCGCAAACAAACAGCCGCGAAACGCCGCATCCAATGGCAAATCAAAGCCGCACTCCAAACCACACCCATCCCCACCCTCAACCAGGCAACCGTCTCCATCATCCAATACGCGCCCAACAAGATTCGCCGCGACGCAGACGGACTCGGAGCCTTCCGCAAAGCCATGCTCGACGCCCTCGTCATGAACAAAGTGTTCCCAGATGACAACACCAACCACGTCATCGACGGCGGCAACACCATCCTCCTTGACCGCGAAAACCCTCGCATCGAAATCCGAATCGAGCCCACACCATGACCGACACAAACCTCGGTGCCGCTGCTGGCGACATCTTCGCGAAAGCCTTCACCCTCGGCTACGAAACCGGCCGCAACTACATCCCTGCCGGCGGTATGGCACTCACCGCCGAACAGGTGGAAGACGTGCGGAAGGTGCTCGGCAAAGCTACGACTGAGTATGGGGCGATGGAATTAACGGCGGCTTGGGCTCGTCTCCGCGCCCTGTTCCCGGCAACCGAACCCGCCGAGGATGCCGTCGGAGACCCATTGCAGGCATGGAAGGGATTTCTGAAGCCGAAGCCGATTGGCTGGTACAGGACGATGACCCGGAAGTTTGCCACTGAACACTTCGGATTCCCGGAAGTTACTGGCCTGCTTGAATGCACCCACACGGCGTCCGATGGCGGTACGTGGGGATGGGGTGGCGACGGAGATTGGGAACTACTCGTATACCCGCCCGCCCCTGCCGAACCCGCCGAGGAGAAGACGAAAGCGAAGTGCCTGTCCCGCTGGGATGAACTTCGGTGCGGTCTGGATGCAGGCCATGCAGGCAGTCATGAGCAGGGGAAGTGCAGCGACCCGGACTGGGCCATTTGGCCTGGAGATCACGCCAACCCAACCACTTCTGCCGAGCACATTGAGGAGGAGGCGATGTTGGCTGCACGCGGTGAAGGCTGGTACGAGGGCTACGAGGTCGGTCTCGAATACGGACCCATCGCGGCATCGGGTGAGGAATACGACGGGCCTATCAATCCGTATGACGTGCCCGCCTCCTCGCCGGTTGTCCCTGCCCCCACCGAAACCGGACCGTGGGAGGACATCTCAGAGGCTCCGAAGCATCTCACCCTGATTGACCGAGTTGGCGACAAATGGACGTACGACGGCGACAACTGGGTCACTCCTGAAACGGCAATCCTCCCGGTTTTGTACATCAACCGGAAGTACGCCCCGTTCGTTGCGGCCGAGGAGGGGTGAGCATGAGCGAGATCAAGGTTGGCGACCTCGTAGACCTCAAGCCGGAAGTGATGTTCGGGCGGATCGGCCCGCCACTCAAAGTCACGCGCATCACCAGGAACTGGCTGTACGCACGCCGCGAAGGGCGGCTGGCGGTCGCCGTACAAGTTCGGATTGACGATGTCACTCCAGCGAAGCCGGAAGGGGTGACCTCGTGACTGGGGTGGATGTTGAGCACACGAAAGCGCTGGAGGCAGCAGCAACACCAGGGCCGTGGCATACCGAACCCAGCAAGCATGTCTCGGGTCGCTACGTGATTGACACCGAGAGTCGAACCATCATGCATGTGACTGGTCCGGTTCACAGCTCTGCCGATGCGGAGTTCATTGCTCACGCCCGGACTGCGGTACCCGCCCTGGTTGCGGCTGTCGAGCGAGTCCAAGCGCTAGCAGACGACCTCGAATCGCGATCCGCCGCAATCGAAGAAGCCAACCCAACCCACACAACTCAGATCGCCCTACATCGCCAGCATGCAGCGATGATCCGACAAGCATTGGAGACACCATGACCGAGACCGCAACACTTCCGCTTGAGCTGTTCACTCACTGGCTCGAAACAGGTGAACGCGGAATCAGTTCCGAAGCCATCGTCAACAAACTGACAGGCTTCTACGTCGGGCAACCTAGCGCCTGTGACTATCCCTATGACCCTTCCGACTTCCGGCGATGCGAGCGACTCCTACGCGCAGTACCCGAAGCGAGGGAACATCTCAATGTTGTTGCCACCAAGGGGCCGGTGTGGGCTGGACTCGTCGCGGAATGGGATTACCTCGTGGAGTTGGGCGAAGCTGACGTGCCAGACATGTTCGGAGCCTGGGCGAAGGGTAAGGCAACCCGACTCTATGACCGTATGCGGGATATTCGCGTCGAGGTGTCGTCGTGACCGCGCCTGATCCGGGGAAGCCCAGCATCCAGGCTTGCGACATCTGCGAAATCAGATGGCACGCCGACTCGCTGACTGACGGCACATGCCCACGCTGCATTGCCGAAGACGCTATCTGCACCGAGGAGTCGTTGTGAGTGAGATCCGATCACAGGCCACACCCGCGAGGGACGAACTGGCCGAGGCAATTAAGGGATACGGCAAGTCGTTCCTGGGCGAATGCGAAGAAGTGGACGTAGCGAAGATCGAGCACTCGTTCGACTGCATGGCTGACGGACTCGCGGACTACCTGACGGAAGACGATGGTTGGTCGAAGCCTCGCACGGTGAACAGCGCGGCCGACTTGGATGCGCTGCCGGTTGGATCAGTGGTGCGCGAACTTGATGACGCACCGAGCGTGTTCGAGAAAGTGGCATGCGAAGACGAGACCGGTTGGGAAATGCCAGGCGACCTGCACTGGTACACGCCCGGTGAGATCGCCCTCCCCGCGACCGTCCTCTTCACTCCGGGGGATGCGGGATGAGCGACCTCGAAACCCGACTCCGCGACGCACTGCAAACCGCGGCCCGCAACGAAATCCTCCGCAACCCAAACAGCGCAACACAATTCAAGGCCCAAACCAAACCCAACCAGGACCGCATCATCCAGGCCTACAGCGCATGGGTCCTCCCCACCATCCTCCCCATCATCAAGGAATACGCCGGTGACCACTGACCTCCTCGAATGGACCCCCGCAGACTCCAAAGCCCTCGACGCCTACGCCCGATCCATCCCCGGCCGGCCACCACTCAAACGCGACCCCCACCTAGCCGAACTCCTCGCAACACTCCCAGGCCCAGGCGGACGCATCGGAATCGACATCGGACAACCCTGCCGCGAATGCGGAACCCCCATGGCACCCCGAACCCGACGCATCGAAGGCCACACCCCACACGGCGCACGAGGACGCTGCCGACCCTGCCACGACCGCGCACGCCACCGCATCGGAGGACACCGTGACTGAACACTGGTTCATCCCAAAACAGGAACAAGTCGAACTCGACGATGCGTTAGCAGATGCCCCCGACATCTGCGACGACCTCCACGAAGCCCAGAAACCCCGCATCGCAACCGCCAACTGGCAACCGAAAGTATCTACCGGGGATCGGCCGCAACCACTCCCATACAACATCGCAGCCCTCGACGCCGCCGACAGACTCCTCATCTGCCTCGAAGGATGGGCACTGTGGCTAGCTGAAATCCGAAACATCACCCCACCCGCCAGCACCATCAAAGGCAACGCAGCATTCCTCCGCCGACACCTACTACTCCTCGCCGCCACCGAAGGCAGCACATACGCCCACTACAACATCACTTCGGAAATCCGCCACGCACGCAACGCATCCGGACGAAGCCACCTCCAACCCATCCCCAAACCCAACCCCGCCCGCCTCGCCCAAGCACACGCCGAACAACTCAACGCCCGAGGAATCGCCACCCTCGCCAAACACATCGGCGCCCAAGGACTCACCATCCGCCGCATCAAACACCTACGCGAAACCGGAAAAATCGTGCCGGTCCGCTACGCGGACAAACGAACCCCCATCTACCACCTCGGTGACGTACTCGACGCCCACTACGCCACACCCGAACGGAACAGGATCGCAGGATGACCAACGTACGAATCACCGTCAGCTCCGAAGAACTCGGAAACACCACCATCGATATCGACCCATTCACCCGAGACATCGGCGAGAACGAACGAGATTGCATCGAACGACTACTCGAAAACGCACTACGCATGACCCGACGCGCATACGAGCTCAAACAGCCAACCTGAACAATTGCTTGCACGCTTGCAACCTTTGCGGCGATGCAAGTGATACGCTATGCGCGTACGCGACACCTGACCATCACAGAACGCGGACAAACCTAGACCCCCACCGTCCCCCGGGACCGGTGGGGTTTTGTCTTGCTGCACACCGCGCCCACTACCCCAGGGCCCCCTTTTGAGGATGGTGCAGCAACCCCCGGAGCAGCCGCAGCGAGGCACAGCAATGCGCCGTCTGAACTGCGCGCCCGGGGTTCAAACTTCAGGAGGCCCACATGATCGAGTTCCTACTCATCACCTGGGCACTCATCCGCTTCTGGATCCTCTAATGCCCAACCGAAACCTACTCATCTGGGCAATCACCGGCATCTGGCGCATGTACACCACATAAGGAGACGGACATGACACCCTGCCCCAACTTCCTCCCCGTCTCCACACCAAACAACGGCCACTGGAAACTCGACTGCACCCAAACCAACAACCACACAGGCGACCACACCACCAGCAACGGCCACACCTGGACAATCGCCAAACCCAAACCTTTGGGGCCCTCACCGCGCACACGAGAGCAGTGAGTGGCCGCGTGGAGCGATGAAGAGAGCGCACGGCTAACCGAACTACATGGCGCGGGGAAGTCCTTGACCTTCATCGCGAAGACCATGGGTAGGTCGACGGAGACGATTCACCGGCATTCGGAGCGGCTGAAGTTGTCGTGGGATCGGTCTCGGACGGCGAAGGCTGCTGAGGCTGTGCACGTCGACAACAAAGCGCGACGGGCACGCATCGAGGAACAGTTGTTGGTCAAGTCTGAGGACATGCTTGCTCAACTCGATAAGCCTGCCATCGTGTATTCGTTCGGCGGCCAGTTCAATCAGTACGAGCAGCATGAGTTGGATAAGCCTGATCCGGTGGCGCAGAAGCACATCGTTCAAGCGCTCTCCACCGCACTCAACGCCGCGAACAAGCTGCACGAGATGAACGCCGGCCAACAAGCCGAGAAGGCTGTATCCGCGCTCGTCCAGATGCAAGGCGCCCTCGAACAATTCGCTGCACAGTACGAAGCCGAGCAAGGGGAGTGACCGGGTTGTTGCCTTCGAAGCTCGGCACACTGTCCCCGAAGCAAGCCCACAGTATCGGTGCAGCATCAGCTGAAGTGGTCATCTGGCACGGCGCAGTGTCATCCGGTAAGACGATCGGGTCCCTGTTCAAGCTGCTGATGAAGATCGCGACCGCCCCCACCTCAGGTGAGATCGTCATCATCGGCCGCACGAGGGACACCGTCTACCGCAACATCATGCAAGCACTACTCGATCCAGCCCTGTTCGGCGATCTGGTCGACCACATCAGCTACAACCGCGGCGCACCCACCGCCACCATCTTCGGCCGCACAGTCCACATCCTCGGCAGCTCAGATGTTCGCGCTGAATCCACCATCCGAGGCATGACCATCTGCATCGCCTACCTCGACGAAGCAACACTCGTATCCAAAGAGTTCTTCTCCATGCTCCACAGCCGCCTACGCGTCAAAGGGTATGCGTGCCAACTGTTCGTCACCACCAACCCCGACGCACCACGGCACTGGCTCAAAACCGACTGGATCGACCGCGAACACAGCCCCGAAATACTCCCCGGCAAAATCCGCTGCTTCCACTTCGAAATCGAAGACAACCGCAACAACCTCAAAGACGGATACATCGAAGGACTCAAAGCCCAATACACCGGCCTCTGGTCCGACCGATTCGTCAAAGGCCTATGGACAATGGCCGACGGCGTCATCTACGAATCCTTCAACCCCGCACACCACGTCGTCGACCGACTCCCCGAGATGCAGCGCATCCTGTGCGTCGGCGTCGACTACGGCACCACCAACCCCACCCGAGGAATCAAACTCGGCCTGGGTGTCGACAACAAGCTGTACGCAATGGCCGAATGGGCGCCAGGCTCGGGCACCACCACCGACCACTCACGCAGCCTCCGAGAGTTCATCAACACCGATGCCCCCGAATACCTGTACATCGACCCCGCAGCTGCTGTCTTCAAAGTGCAGTTGCAGCGCGACGGATACACCAACTACCTCAACGCATCCAACAAAGTTGGCGCCGGCATCGGCCTCGTCGCATCCCTGTTCACCACCAACCAGCTACTCATCCACACATCGTGCACCGAACTGCTCGGCGAAATACCCGGATACGTGTGGGACGCCAAAGCCGCAGAGAAAGGGGAGGACTCACCCGTGAAACTCAACGACCACGCCGTCGACGCCTTCCGCTATGCGGTCGCGTCATCCCAGCAGGAATGGCAGCCGTACCTTCCGACACTCGATGCAGCAGCGCGCCTGCCTAATGACCGAACTGGGGTGGCCGCATGATCGAAGCGAATATGGCGTGGCCGCCGACCGCGTTGGCGAAGGTCTCCGCACGAGTCCGCGAATCACAAGTGTGGTGGGAAGGTGATGTACTCAAGCTTGACGACTTCTACCGCACCAACCCCAACCGTCGATCATTCGCGCAAGCCGGCGTCGTCGGCAAGGTCTCCGACTTCCTGTACGGGAAACCTGAGTCAGCCTCGAAGCCGTCGCGGAAAATGCACGTCCCGATCCCCGCGGACATCGCGAAACTCTCGGCATCGGAACTGTTCTCCGAACCGTTGACGATCATCGACCCCACCGACAACAAGGCATTGCAAGACCGTGTGGACCTGATCTTCAACACTCCCACCTTCCACGGTGACCTGTTCACCGCTGGTGAATCAGCGTCCGCGTTGGGTGGCTGCTATCAGCGAGTCGTGTGGGATGACACGGTCGCCGACAACGCGTGGATCGACTTTGTGGATGTGGACAAGGCGATCCCCGAGTTCGCTTGGGGCCGTTTGAAAGCTGTCACATTCTGGTCCGAGCTCGCGGGTTCGGATGAGCGAGACGTGTGGCGGCACCTCGAACGGTACGAGAAGGGCCGCATCCTGCACTCCCTGTACAAGGGGACACTGACGAACCTCGGTACAGCGATGGACCTTCAAGCGCACCCCGACACCAAGGACATCGAGCTCGACAGCTTCGATGACGCGGCCGGCGGATACGTCAGCCTCGGTGTCGACGAACTCGCTGCCCGGTACGTGCCGAATGTGCTCCCGAATCCTGAGTGGCGCAACGACCCAACCCTGCGGCATCTCGGGTTGGCAGACATCCGACAGGACCTGTTCCCGATCTTCCAGGGCCTCGACCTGATCTATTCGTCGCTGCCTCGTGAGTTCCGGATCGGTCAGGCACGCATGTTCGCCTCAGAGCAGCTCCTCACCAATCACGGTCCGGGTCGCGGTGCCTCGCTGTCTGAGGATCAGGAGATCTTCACGCAGGTCAGTCAGGGCGTGAAGGACGGCGACGCGACTTCGATGTTCGAGTTCCATCAGCCGGCGCTGCGGGTGCTCGAGCATGATCAGGGCGCGGAACTGTTGTTGCGTCGTGTCCTATCGACGACCGGGTACAGCCCTGTGTCGTTCGGCATGTCCGACGAGGTTGCACAGACCGCGACAGAGGCGACGGGCAAGAAAGAGCTGACGGTCAAGACCACGAAGGGCAAGGCCCGCTATTGGGGTGCTGCTCTCGGTCCGTTGGCGACGATTTGCATGCAGATCGATGCCGCCAAGTTCTCGGGTAAGGGTGTTGCGCCTTCGGAGGAGTTGGAGATCGAGTGGCCGAAGTTCGCTCGTGAGTCGGATGAGGCGAAGTCTCGGACGGTTCAGGGTTGGGAAGCTGGTCGTGCTGCGTCGACTCACACGAAAGTGTCGTATCTGCACGAGGACTGGGATGAGAAGCGGATCGAGGAGGAAGTGAAGAAGATCGACGAGAAGGACCAGGTTCCTTCGCCGTTCGGTTCGCTTCCTCCGGATCAGAATCCTGACCCGAACATCCCGCCTGAACCGCCTGTGCCTCCGGTCGATGAGGTCAAACCCGCTGAGGAGTAGGCGATGGCGCTCGACCCGTCCGAAGCAGCAGGCCTCCCCGATGAGTTGATCAACCTCTACACCGAAGCCGAGTTGGCTCTGATGTCGATGCTCGCCGAAGCGATCGTGGCGGGCATCGACACTCCAGAGTGGGAAGCTCGGCAGCCGGCGGAGATGTTGCGGTTTCGGCAGCAGGCGCAGTTGTTGGCGTTGCAGTTGCAATCCCAGATGCCAGCGCTTGTGGAGGGTGCGGTTGCTGGTGCTGCGGAGCGGGGTCGGGAGGCTGCGGACGAGGATTTGAAGGGGTTGCCGAAGCCGCCTCCGGTTCCGCCTGTGACGCCTGCTCGGGATCGGAAGACTCGAGCAGCAATCTATGCGGGGCAGCAGGTTTTGTCGTCTGTGACTGCTCGGATTCCGGGTGCTGCGGGGGAGTTGCATTCGCAGGTGACAACGCAGATCATCGCGAGGTCATCGGGTGTCCGATCGGGGACACGCCTGGATGCGGCACAACAAGCGCTCGACATTCTCACCAAGCGTGGTGTGACGGGGTTCCGGGATGCTGCCGGCCGCAACTGGTCCCTCGCCTCGTATATCGAGATGAAGTCGCGGACCATCGTCAACCAAGAGTTGATCGATGGGCATACGGATCGGATGTTGGAGCGCGGACAAAACCTGATCGTCGTGTCCTCGCATTCGAACCCGGCACCGCAATGCCAACCCTACGAAGGGCAAGTCCTCTCACTCGACGGTGAGGCAGGGACAGTGATCCGCCCCAACGCGACCGGCGGCCGAGCAGTGAAGGTCAAGATCAAAGCCACACTGCGGGAAGCGCGCTCGAAAGGCTTCCAACACCCCAACTGCTTCCCGGCAGGTGTTCTGGTTTCAGTTCCCAGCGGGATACGTGCTGGCGACAGTCGGTGGTACGAGGGCGAGATGGTCGTCATCCACACTGCCAGCGGAGTAGAACTCTCCGTCACCCCAAATCACCCGGTATTGACGCCGGAAGGTTGGGTCGCGGCGGGACTGCTCAACGTAGGCAGCAATGTCATGCGCCACGGCAGCCTGGTCGAAGGGCTTCCAGTTGAGGTCCCAGACGATCAGCATGTTCCAGCCCGCATTGGCGATGTCTTCGATGCGTTGCGGCATACGAGCGGCGTGACGGCCGTAAGCGTGCCAGCCGCCGCCGAACAGTTCCACGGCGACGGGGGAGGCTCCGATGTCCAGGTTGTATTTGCTGACTGCTTGTTGCAGCACCGTGTCGATGCCGAGATTGTTGAGGGCGGACGCAAGGTGCCGCTCTTGTTCGGTGGCGTGAGACTGAGCGAGTTGCTTCCCGAGCGCACGCCGTTCGAGGTCGTCAAGCGTTCGAGTCTTGCCACGGACGGCGTGGTGAGCGGCTTGGGTTTGGAGTCGCCGTTCGATCGGGGACATTTTGGCCCACTGGAGTCTTCCAGCCTCGCTGGCGTTTCTGGTCTCGGCGTACTTGCGGAGGACGGTGGAGACGGTGGCTTGATGCTTGCCGACGACAGCGCCGATCTCGGATTGGGACATGCCGGATTCGTAGAGTCGGATCGCCTCGGTAGTCCAGTCTGGTCCGGTCGCGTTGGCGCTTCGGAGGGCGTCGGCTTCGGCTCTGGTGCGAGCAATACCTCGCTTGGACATCTGGTTTCGGATGTACGAGGGGCTGAGGTCGAACATGCTCGTGAGACTCTTCATGCTCTCGCCGGCTTGGTAGCGGCCGATCAGGTCGTCCATGTCGAACGGAGGGAGTTTGCGGGGCATGTGTACAACCTCGAATCTGGAAGTGGTTGGTATGTAGCCGATTCCATAATTGTACACAACTGCGGGCACGCTGTCAGCGCGTTCATTCCTGGTGGGTCGCGGACGTTCGAGACGCGACCGGATCCGGAAGGGTACGCGGCGTCGCAGAAGCAGCGTGCGATGGAGCGGGACATCCGTGACACCCGTAAGCAGCAGGCCGTCGCAGTCACCCCAGCGAGGAAACGCGAGTTGGCTGCCCGGTTGAAGGCGCAGCGAGCCGCAATCGCAGCCCACACCGCGCAACACGACCTGAAACGCCGACCCAACCGCGAACGACTCGGCGCACGATAACCAACCAACGAAAGGCCTTCTCATGCCGACCATTCATGTCGAGAAGAGCGACACCGCTGAGGACATCGCGAGGAAGATCCGCGCCACCGCCCCGCCGAGGTTCCGGAAGAAGCCCGTCGAGATCGAAGCACGACATTGGGACGGGACCGCAGAAGCCGCGACACCCATCATCGACTGGGTTCTCTCCAACGCTGGCACAGCACGGTTCACCTGCGCCCAGCCCGACAGTGGACCATGCAAGCCAGGGAAGCCGCACACCATCGCGATCGACACTCTCGAAGGGTCGATACACGCGAGCCCGAATGACTGGATCATTCGCGGAGTTGCGGGTGAGTTCTACCCCTGCAAGCCCGACATCTTCGCCGCCACATACGAGGCCGTCTAACCCCACTGATCTATCGGGTTTTCCCAATACACGCTGATAGATCCCCAGAGTTTCCCGCCGCATGGCGGAATCGCAGTACCCCCATCAGCCCCCAGCCGCACGGCACCCCGGGGCCAACGCCGCATGGCACAAGGAGAGAACAATGCGCGTCCAACGATCCGTCATCGCACCCGAACCGTTCGACATGTTTACTCGAGCATCACGTTGGCCTTCCCGCCAGCACCCTCGACGCGACGACAACGGCCACGGAGCAAGTACCGATACCGGGGCGACCGACACCGGCACCACCGACACTGGCGCGGCAACCGACACCGGCAAGGACGCCGACAAGAACGGCACCGACACCGGGAACACTACGGACGACGCCAAGGACAAGGACATCGACTGGAAAGCGATGTCCCGCAAGCACGAAGCGGAAGCGAAGAAGAACCGCGACGCTGCTGCCGAGCTGGAGAAGATCCGAGCATCGAAGCGGACCGCCGAAGAGAAGGCGCAGAAGGAACGGGACGACGCGAAAGCCGAAGCCGAAGCCGCACGCGCCGAAGCAGCCCGCGAACGAGCAGCCCGCAAATACGGGCTGTCCGACGAAGACCTCGACTTCCTCGAAGGCACACCAGCCGACAAGTTCGACGCCAAAGCGAAGGCACTCTCCGAACGCATCAAAACCGCCGCACCCGCCGGCCGATCCGGCAAGCAGGTCACAGGCGGAACCACCAAAGGCAAGAACGACGAGACAGATCCGCGCAAGCTCGCGGACCTGCTCACCAAACGACGCTACTAACCAGGAGAAACCAACATGGCTCACGAATTCCTCAAAGCCTCGACACTGGTCAACGCCAGCCTCGGAGTGCTCGAACGTGAACTCGTCCTCCCCGCGCTCACATGGCGCGACGCCGAACCGCACTTCCAGGGCGCTGTAGGCCCCTCCGGCGACAAGGTGACAATCCGACTGCCAGGCCGAACCGGGGCTGCACGTGAGTTGGCATGGCGCACCAGTGCCCGCACCATTCAGACGGACGACATCCGAGAAGGCTCGATCGAGATCAAGCTCGACACCTACCTCTACAAGGCGACAGACCTTCTCGACGAGGAACTGACCCTCGATGTCGAGCCGTTCGGCGACCGCGTGCTTCTGCCGCTGACTCGCTCCGTCGCAGAAGGCGCAGAAGATCGTGTCGCAGCGGCCATCGAGAACGCTGCATACATCAAGAACATCACCATCGCAGCCACTGATCGTGGTGTGTACAACGCGCTGATCGATGCCCGCGAGTTCCTGAACTCGCACCACGTTCCCCGCGAGGGACGTGTCGCCGTCATCGGGTCGGCAGTGGAAACGCTGGCCCTCAAGGATCCGACGTTGGTCGACGTGGATCGGTCCGGCTCCTCTGGCGCACTTCGTGATGCGGCACTCGGCAAGATCGGCGGATTCGAGCTGTTCGGTACGGACAACATCGACCCCAAGGCGATCTACGTCTTCCACCGCACCGCTTTCCCTGCTGTGTTCCGTGCTCCGAAGCCTGCACGTGGTGTGCCGTTCTCCGAGTCCGCGAGCTACAACGGGATCGCGCTGACGTACTGGGAGGACTACAACTCGGTGAACGCGTCGGACCGTGCGTTCGTTGGCACGTTCTTCGGTGTCGGTGTCAACCTCGATCCGACTGACCCGACCAACCCGGCTGGTGCGAAGCAGTTCGTTCGGGGTGTCCGACTGACCATCGAAACCGAAGTTGTCAACACGGTCACCATTGTCGGAACGGGTAATTACACGTTCACTCTGAACGGTAAGACCACCCCGGACATCGCGCACAACGCTACAGCGGCAACCATCAAGTCTGCGCTGGTGGCGTTGGATGACGGGATCTCCGCTGCTGATGTGACGGTGACCGGGTCCGCTGGTGGTCCGTACACGGTGACGGTCCCCGGTGCGCTCACCGCTACTGCGGGAACTGTGACAAGTGTGACCGTCACTCGCGTGTAGCACCTGATGCCCACCCCCCGAGTCGCCTTCCTGTGCGGCTCGGGGCTGGTGGGGCCAATTCTTGGTGGTTGGTGCGTCAAACACACGCCCGGTGAATCGTCATTAGCCCGTGTGAAGGCCGCTTGGGGTTTCCAATGCCGGGTTCCTTTCGGCCCTGTAGCAGCGCGTCAAATTCCGGACCCGAAATCCGGTACCTGCGCACCAACCATCAACACCCCGAGGAGAATTCGTGCTCGTCTACGCCGATGCTGACAACCTGGCCGACTGGCTCGGTGAGCCCGCCCCCGACAACGCAACCTCACTCCTACGCCACGCATCATCGAGGGTCGCGAACGCCTGCCGGTGCGACATCTACGACACCCAGCCGAGCGGCCTTCCCGTCGATGACGACATTCGGGAAGCGTTGCGTGATGCGACGTGCGCGCAGGCTGAACGGTGGTCGGCGTTGAAGGTGGATCCGGCTGCTGGTGCCGGCGGTTTGGCGGTGCAGGTTACGTCGTCGTCGATTGATGGTTCGTCGGTGTCGACGACTGCTGCGACGGTGGACGCTGCCCGCGCTGAATCGTTGGACGGCTTGTGTGAGCTGTCGGTGTCGATCTTGCGGAATGCGGGGTTGGCGTCGTCGTTGGTGAGGTCGTCGTGAGCGTGGCGGACATCATCGCGGCGCAGTGGTTCGTGTGGCCGATCACCGTGAAGCGACATAAGGGTGAGGGGCCATTCGGGCCCGCCTACGAACCCGAGGTGACCGTCAACGCGAAGGTCACCACCAAACGCAAACTCGTGCGCGCCGCTGATGGTTCCGAGGTCATCTCCGAAGCCCGCGTCAGCATGCACGTCAACACCCCACAGATTCCTGTCGGCTCGCTGGTGACCTTTCCACCCGAGTTCGGTGGACGCACAGCTGAGGTGTTGGCAGAGCAACGCCACGACGACGGCAACGGTTTGACCCCCAACTTCTACAGCATCGACCTCACCTAAGGGGGAGCGCATGTGCGACCGAACGTGTGTCGACGAGCAAGGCTGGAAGCACGAGACCGTAACTGACACTTCAGTAACCCTCGCCGCGAAGGTCGAGTACTTGGAACTCACCTGTGATCACTGCGGCACCGCCCGTTGGGAGGAGGTGTCATGAGTACTGCGCTGAACTTTCCGATCGAGCCAGTCCGCTCCGCCATCACCGACGGCTTGCACGCTGCCGCTGAAGTCATCAAGCAGGAAGCGATCGAACGGGCACCGAAAGAGACCGGGTATCTGCGGAACACTGCGGCGACTGCGGCTGAGGGGTTGGAAGCTGCTGTCGGCTTCGACGGACCGTATGCGGTACCGCAGCATGAGAACGTTGGCTGGAATCACCAAGACGGCGAGGCGAAGTTCCTCGAAAACGCCTGCATAGCAAAGCGTGAAGAGGTCGGTCAGATCGTCGCAACAGCATTACGGAGGCGGTTCGGATGACACTCGTTCGGGCACCGGACACCGTCGAACTCCTCGAAGCCCTCGCCCAACACCTCACCAACCTCGGACTCGCACGCTACACACCGAACGGCATCTACGCCGGCGAAGGCCTCCCCGCGATCTTCTTCGGACAACTCCCCGACAAACCAGACACGGCGATCCTCCTCAACAGCTACAACGACGACCGGACACGGGACGCAGCAACACCCGACTACTACGTCCAACTCCGATTCCGGACCGCCGGCCGTGACCCTCGCACCGTCAACAGGTTGGCCGACAGCGTGTTCCGCGCCCTCGACGACAGGCTGCATGAGCGCAGCAACACCGTTTGGGCGGGCGTCAATATCCTGTCCTGCATCCGGCACATCGTCGGCCCCATCGGACCGGATGTGAACAACCGCTACACCCGCCCCGATTCGTACACCATCACCACAAACCCAGGAGCAACACCATGACCGCACCCACACAGTCACTTTCGTCCACGCTCGCACGCGACTGGATCCTCGAAGTTCTCATCGGCTCCGACTGGACCCGAGTCCGCGGCCTCACCTCCGTCAGCCCCATCTTCGAAGGCGCCCTACAGGACGACTCCGACATCGACTCCGAGGGCTACGCATCGGAGATCGCGACCGGCCTGTCGTACCGCATCGAGGGCGGCGGCAAGCGCAAGGGCGAAAACACTGCCGGCTTCGTTGACGATCCGGGCCAGAACTACCTGCGTCAGCTCGGCCGCAAGACCGGACTCGCGAACAAGGTGAAGGCCCGCATCTACCGTCGCGATGACCTTCCCGACGCGTACCAGGGCACGCACCCGGTGAAGTGGACTGACTCGCCGGCATCGGATCCGAACGCGTTGCAGGAGTTCAGTTTCACGCTTGGTTTCGGCGGTAAGCCGGAAGAGATCACGAAGCCTCTGGCGCCTTCGGGTGCGCAGGTGTTCAACGTGTCGTTCGGTGGCGCTACCGCAGGCAACGCCACGCTGACCTGGAACGGCCAGACCACCAGCAACATCGCGTTCAATGCCGCTGCGTCCGCGGTGAAGTCCGCTCTCGTCGCCTTGGATGACGGCTACAAGGCCGCCGACTTCACAGTCACCGGCTCGGCTGGCGAGTATGCCATCACCGTCCCCGGCGGCACCGTGACCGGCGACGGCACCGGCCTCACCGGCGGCACCCTCACCATCACCGCTGCCTAACCAGCACTCCCTCTGAAAGGTTGCACTTGTATGCGTGACCTCGCAGAACTCATGGACCCGGAACTCGTCCTGCCTATCGGTGGGCGCGAGTTCCGGGTCTCATGCAGTGCCCGACAAGGGCTACACCTCGTTCAACTGTTGAACGAGAAACCGCGCCTGTCGGATGAGCAGGAACGCGACGAGATCGTGTTCGCTCTCGGCGACACCTATCAGCAGATGACCGATGCTGGTGTGTCGTGGCCGAAGATCGCCGTCGCCGGCCGCGTCGTTATGGCGCACTACGGGCTCGGTGCTGAAGCTGGCCGGATGGTGTGGGAGTCGGCGGGTGGAGTCTTGGCGGGAAATCCCCTGCCCCCACCCCCGAACCAATCGAGAGTGGGGGCGACCCTAGCCCGCAAGATCTTTCAGCCCCGGGAACCTATGGACCGGATGATCCTGGCGGCGGCCCGTACGACGAAGTAACCGGCGTCCGAGACTGGTACAACCAGGCACCCGGCAAAACCCCGTCCGACGAGACAGTTGATCGGCCGTGGACTGATGTCCTCAACCACTGGCACGCAATCGAACTCGACCTCGACGCTAACGGTCACGACATCGAATCCGGCCTCCTCAACAGCCGTACGTGGCGGTGGCTGAAACTTCGCATCGACCACTACGCATCCACCCCCGGCACCAACCTTTGGGATGCCCTACACCCGAAAGCAGTCTGATGGCCTACAAGGATTTGGATACTTTCTTCGACCCGGATCTGAAGTTACCGATCCGCGGGAAGACGTACACCGTGCCGGCGCCTGGTGCACCAGAGGCTGTTCGCCTACGTAAGCAGGTCATCGCGGAAGGTGTACCGCCGGTTGAGCAGGTGTTCGAGGCACTGAAAATCCTCGGCGCCGAGATCGACCCGGAAACCGAAGCATGGTCGGGTGGCGTCTACGACGAGATGGTCGCCGACGATCTGCCCTGGCCGATGATCTTCCACGCCGGCCGCACCGCAATCATCCACTACGGCTTCACCGCCGACATGGGCGAAGCGCACTGGGCGCTAGCGCAACTCGGCAAACTCGTCGACCTCGAACAGGCCACCGAGTTCCTCGCCACGATCAAACCGAAAACCTGAACACTGGAGGGCTGACCCTTGGCGCTTGCCTGCTCCGTTGACGGATGCGGAACACCCCGCCGAGAACGCGGATTCTGCATCAAGCATCACCGCCGTTGGAAAGCCCACGGAGATCCTTTGAAAGTCTGCAACATCCAGGATCCAGTAGAGAGGTTCTACGCGAAGGCGAAACGTCTCGAATCTGGATGTTGGGAATGGCAAGGCGAGATCCTTGCAAATGGATACGGTCGAATCGCGGTACGCCAGAAGCGGGAACTCGCACACCGCTGGTCGTACAAGCATCATGTCGGACCAATTCCTGAAGGTCTTGTGATTGATCACGAATGCAACAACCCTGCGTGCGTGAATCCGGACCACCTTCGGCCGATGACACAGCAAGAAAATGTGCTCCGATCCGAGATCGATCTGGCTGCGATAAATGCGCGCAAGACGGAATGTCTTCGTGGCCATCCATTTGACTCGGCAAACACCTACATCAACCCCTCGACAGGTGCGAGGAATTGCCGCGCTTGCCGTCGAGTGCGAATAGCAGCGCACAACCGTAGGAGGGCAGAGAGATTAGCCTCGACGTAGGGGAGCTGGTAGCCCGACTGACTCTGGATGATTCCCGCTTCATCCAGGGAACCCAACGATCCGAGCAGCAGTCACGGCAATCCACACAACGGATCAGCAACGGCTTCCAGGACATCACCCGCGCAGCTGCCCGTGCAGGAGAAGCAGCGCAAGCCGTGGAAATCAACCGGCAGTTGGATCGGCAGGCGCAGCAAGCCGCGCAACGCATCCAAGAGTTGGAACGCAACGCGCAACGCGCCGACCAGTCAGTCGACGACATCGTCATGAACGACCGCCTCCTCAACGAGGCCCGCGACGCTGCACGGGGGATCGACGAAATCCGTGCCGGCGCACGGCAAGCTGCTGGTGCACTGAACGACATCGAACTGGGTAACCGCCTTCGGGAGGATTTGCAGGCCGCTCAGGGTGACCTGGATGATCTGTATCGGCAGGCTGGTGACGGCGGTGCTGGTGCTGGTGATCAGGCTGGCGGCAACTTCCTGTCCGGTTTCACCGACACGATCGGCAACCTCGCGTCATCGACAGGCCCTATCGCGGGTTCGCTGCTTGGTGTCGCTGTCATCGGTTTGACGGCTGGTGCCGCGCTCGCTGCCGCCATCCAAGAAGGCATGGAGCAGGAGAAGACGCAGGATCTGTTTCAGGCGCGCACTGGCGTCACGGAAGGACAGGCTCGGAAGTTCGGTCTCGCAGCGGGTGAGTCCTACGCCGACGCTTTCGGTGAGTCCGTTGAAGGAAACCTGGACACGGCGAAGTTCGCATTGCGCAACGGTCTTCTGGATCCAGCTGCAACGCAACGTGACGCCGAGAAGATGATTAACAGCCTCGACGGTGTCGCCACGATCATGGAAGAGGAGATCCCTGCCGTTGCTAAGGCAGCTGGTCAGGCTCTTAAGACTGGGTTCGCTGTCGACGCTCAGGACGCTTTCGACCTGTTCACGAAGGCAACGCAGCTTGGTCTCAACAACTCTGAGGACTTTCTCGACACTGTCAACGAGTACGGAACACAGTTCCGCAAGCTGGGTCTGACTGGTGCCGAATCGATCGGCCTGATGTCCCAGGCCGTGAAGGCTGGCGCACGAGACACCGACCTTGCAGCAGATGCTTTGAAAGAGTTCAGCATCCGCGCAATCGACGGTAGCGAGTTGAGCGCAAAGGCTTTCGCTGATCTTGCTTACGAGCAGGACGGTGTTGCGCTGAGCCAGCAGGATCTCATTGCCAACAACGAGAAGATGTCGGAAGGGTTCGGTGCCCTCGGGTTCAACGCCGAAGACATGGGGAAGAAGATCGCTGGCGGTGGAGAGGGTGCACGTGAAGCGCTAGGCCAGGTCTTGGACAAGCTGCGCGGGGTCACCGATGAGCAGGAACGCGCCACGCTAGCGACAGCTCTCTTCGGCACCCAGGCTGAAGACTTGGGTGACGCTCTATACGCGATGGATCTTGATACCGCCATTCAGTCGATGAACGACTATGAGGGTGCGGCGTGGCGTGCGATCAACGTGATGGGCGGCAACGCCTCAACATCTGTTGAAGGCGCAATGCGGTCCATCGAGCTCGCTGGCGATGGGATGAAAGCGGCTCTCGCGCAGGCGTTCGGCCCGTACATCAAAGAGTTCGCGGAAGATGTGTCAAACAACCGTGCCGGTGTCATTCAGTTCTTCATTGATGTCGGTAATGGTGCGTTCGAGTGCGCGAAGTCGATCCTTGGCTTCATCGAAGGCGGTATGCGTGGTCTCGCTGACTTCGCTGACGCGGGCACTGACATGTCGGTTTCTTTCCTGCGATCGATTGCTGACATGGTCGATGGCATTTCCTTGCTGTCAAACATTCCGTTCATTGGTGACTTGTTGCCTGATCTTGGTGATGCTGGGGACAAGCTGAACACGTTGGCTGATGAGGCGGAGAAGGGTGGCGCGAAGATCGCGGATGGTCTTCGGGTTGGTGCGGACGGTGTTCACAACACTCTGATTCCGGCTCTGGACCAAGCCCAGGATCGGTTCAACGAGTTCGCTGGCGACATGAAACTGTCGGCTGCGTTCAACGACGAGTCGGCGAAGGTGTCGAAAGCGATCGCCGAGATCGGCGTCGGGGCCGACGGTGCGTCCATCAAGATCGAGAACTGGACTGGTTCGATCGACCGCAACAACCAGGCCCAAGTGCAGATGGAAAACGGGCTGAAAGGCATGTCTGATCAGTTCATAAATCAGATTCGTACAGGTCTCGAAGCTGGGAACACTGTGGAAGCCTTGACTGGTCAGTATCACGAGAACCGTGACGCACTGATCGGACAACTTCGGGCCACTGGCATGTCGAATCAGGCGGCGGTGGACTACCTGAATGTCCTCGGGTTGACCCCGGATTTCGTAGCGACGGAGATCCGTCAGCCTGGCATGCCTGAAGCCAAGTACGAACTTGACGTGTTGAAGGACAAGGTCATCGGCGTTCCGGATTCGAAGACGATCCACACGCAGGCGTTGACTCAGGATTCGGTTGATCAACTCAAGGCTCTTGGGTTGAAGGTGGAGACTCTGCCGGATGGAACGGTGAATGTCACAGCTGAGACAGCTGAGGCTGAAGCTCGGATGCAGGAGTGGCTGAGTCGGCAACGTACCTTGCGAATCTCGGCTGTGATCACTGAACGTCGGGTCGCAGCTGGCGTGGATCCATCGTTCATCGGACCGTCTCTCGCTGACAACGGGCTCGCTGACGGCGCTATCCGTACCCGCGCCGACGGGATGATCGACACCGCCCACATTCAGCAGGGTTCAGGGCAGGGCATCTACACGAAGTCCCCGCTTGGGCCGGTGCAGTACGCGGAAGGTGAAACGCAGTGGGAAGCCTATATTCCCGGGGCGCCGTCGAAGCGGAAACGTTCGGAGGCGATCTTGCAGGATGTGGCTCGCCGCTTCGGATTCGGCCTTGTTCGACCTGACGCCATCAAGATGGCTGACGGCGGTGTCGTCGAGTCGTTCACCGGCATCGCATCCCAACACGCACCAGGACTCCAACTCACCTCGTCCTACCGGGACACCAACGACTACCACGGGCAAGGGAAGGCAGTCGACTACTCCAACGGCTCAGGCAACACCGATGAGCAGTTGGCGTGGGCGAACTACCTCGCCGACAACTACCAGTCGCAGCTGGCGGAGTTGATCTACTCGGATCCGCGGTTCACTCGGAACATCAAGGACGGGAAGATCGTTGATCCGTCGTTCTATGGTGCGGCGACGATGCAGCAGCACGAGAACCATGTGCATGCGGCGTCGAAGGAACCGTTGGGTGCCCCGTCAGGTGCTGGTAAGGATGCGGCTCCTGCTGCACCGGATACGCGGACGGAGCGGGAGAAGATCGCTGATCAGGTGATCGCGGAAGGTAAGCGTCGCGGCATCAGCGATAAGGGCATCAAGGCCGCGGTCATGACCGCCCTCGCTGAAACCGATTTGCAGAACCTCGACCACGGCATGGATGGCGATAACGCGGGCATCATGCAGCAGCGCGATAACGGTGGTTGGGGCACGTTGGAGGACCGGAAGGATCCGACTCGTGCTGCGGGAATGTTTTACGACAAGCTCGACGACTTCGACTACAACAGCATGTCGGAGGCTGAGGCGGCGCAGAAGGTGCAGCAGTCGGGCACTGCGGATGGTTCGAATTATGCGGTGAAGGCTGCTGAGGCGGACGAGATTATCGCGGCGTCGAATGCTCGCGGTAACGGTCAGATGACTGTTGGGACGACGGATTCGGGTGCTGCGTTGGCGACTGATGGGCAGCGAGTGTTTGTCACCAACTGGCCCGGAACATCGTCATCGTCGTATTCGGCGCCTGAGTCGGCTCCGGCTGCGGCGCCGGCTGGTGGTACCTCGGATGCTGCTGGGAAGGATCCGAACCTGATCTGGTCTGGCGGGTTCAAGGTGTTCGAGAACGGCGGCATGAACCTCCCCGACCAAGCTGGTCTCTACAGCGATGGTGCGGATTTGATTCGGTTCGCGGAGAAGGGAACAGGCGGAGAGTCCTACATTCCGCACGCCCCCTCGAAGCGGAACCGTTCAGTCGCGATCACCAGGGAGACTGCACGCCGGTTCGGGTACGAGTTGGTGCCGATGGCTGACGGTGGACTCACAGGCTTCGGTGGCTATGTGGGGGAGAAGCCGGGGTTGAAGGTGCCGACGACGGCGAATGGTCGTCGTGCTGCTGCGTATAACGCTGCGGCGTTCGGTGTGGGTGCGGCATTCGCGCTCGCGTCGGGGTTCGATGCGGACGGGAAGTTCACTGGACAATTCGACACTGGCGCGAACTCTTCTTCCCAGTTGGAGAAGGGGTTCGGGCAGTTCACGGATGAGATCGCTCCTCTGCTCGAAGGCATCTTGGAAGCCGTCAAGAACAAGGAACCCATCACGGCGACCGTGAACGTCGATCAGGGTACAGGCATGGCGAACATCGCGATCATGAAGGGCAGAGTATGAGCCGACGCTATGTCTTCGAATGCTGGGACGGGACAGTCTGGGACTTCAATGACCCGGCCTGTCCCGTTTCTCTTCGGACGGACCCGACAGGTATTGAAGGCGCGGAGTTCACGCACGACGATCAGCAGAACGTCGGGCAGGCGGGCGTGCATTGGGTTGCCCGAAACGATCAACCGAACTTCATCGGTCTCGTCGCGAAGATCGGCCCGGTGCCGAAAGCAGATGGGGTGGCGCTGGCGAAACTGTGGCGCCACTCCCTCGGCCGCGGCAAGGAAATCGGAACATTCCACTGCATCACCGACGCTGGCAGAGACAAGTTTCAAGCTGTCCGGTTGGCGAGCAAACTCGGCCCGTTGAATCTGACGATGCTCAAGGACATCGGGTTGATGCTCGAAGATCCGGTCTCCTTGAGGTCTGACGAAACGTGGTGGCGGAGAGACCCGGTGGTGAAGAAGTTCATTCCCGCACAATTCTCCACTGCGGCAATCGACACCGAGTCGGATGAGGCGGTGTGGCCGCACATTGTCATCACCGGACCGATCACGCTGCCGAAGATCGGGTGGCAAGGCGAACTTGTCCCGCTGCCGACCATCGCGGCTGGCGACAAATGGACCATCGAAACAGATCCGGATTGGTTCGACATCCGCGATGCAGCGGGCACGGACCGATCGTGGATTGGGCGCCGTTGGTACAAGAAGATCCCCGCCGCGGGTCCGACTGGCGTGCGAACCGTTCCGATCACCATCCAAGGCACTGGCACTACCGCGGCGACTTCCGTGGAGGTGACAGTGCCGCAACTATTCTGGGAGGGCATCTAAATGTCGGTGTTCATGCCCGGATATGCACGACCCAACACGACCGATCAGGTGGGCTTTGACATCGAGTTCGGGTCTCCGGATGCGTTGTCCTGGCGGCCTCTCGGCTCGTACATGCCGGGAACGACCTTCGAGTTTCACTGGTTTCTTCCGACGTTCGCGACGATCAACATCATGTCGGACCACCCGGCCGCAGCCTATTTGCGACGGTGCAAGCGCCGCGTCATCCACATCCGAACCGAGGTCAACGGAATCCCGTGGACGGGCAGAGTGTTCGGCGCGAAAGCCGTTGGCCCACCTGGCCGGATGACCGTTCAACTGACATGCATCTCGAACATGATGTGGCTGATGCGAGGCCTCGCATGGGTGAACAACACCCTGCCGCCTGAGATTCAGTTCAACATCACCGGTAAGCAGGACATCGACTGGGGGCCGCCCGATCAGGTGTTCAAGAAGTATGTCGCGAAGGTGTTCACGCGGTTGCGGGCGCCGGTGTATGGGGCACTTCCGATCCGCAAGACCTCGCCGGAATTGCCGGACCTCGACGACATCGACACTCTCGATGACCTGCTGAACATCGTGCATGAGTCGCCGGACGAGATGATCGTTCTGTCGGCTCGGTTCCCGCAGCTCGACGAATTGTTCAAGCAGACAGTCGAAACCCATGAGATCGGGATGTCCATCGACTTGTGGACGCCGGCTGATGGGAAGCCGTCACCGCACGTCTTCAACACGCACACCCTCTCGATGTTGCAGTCGGTGTTCGATTACACGTCCGACAACTTTCTGAACTTCACCAACCCCGGCAATGTCCTCGGGCTGACCAATCCCTCCGAGTGGGGGAAGATGCAGCGCGCTGGTTACGTGTTCAACACGCACGCCAAACGGGATCGGCGGGAGTTGCAGTGGCGCAGCGACAGCGGACAGATCGTGTGGATCGAGTCTGGTGAAGAAACTGCCACTCTGACCAGAGTGGTGATCGGCGGCAAGGCTCCCGAGATTTTGAATCAGGTGATCGAGTGGGGCGCGAACTTCGCGTTGCAGTTGATCTTGAACGCCATCCTTCCAGGTCTCGGTTTGGGCAACATCATCGGCGACCTGTTCGACAACGTGTTCTTCGCGTTCCAGCAGTTCTGGGATCCAGAGCTTGAGGACGAGTTGGGGGAACACGGTCGTGGGGAGGGGTTCGGCGACAACACAGCCGCATATTCCCTCGACGGTTGGGCGAACGGGCTCGCAGCTCTCAAGGCTGGCGGTGGTTCCGAGTACATCAAGTTCAAGGTGGTCTCTGGTGGGGCCGATAACCGCGGCCTGACTTTCGGGGCGGATGTCGAAGTCATTGATGGTGTTGAGGTTTCATTCCCTCGCCGCTTCAAGGTCGGCGACATCATGACGTTCTACGACGATGGCGTGACGGTGGAGCAGTACGTGTCGTCGGTGAAGATCGTCGACAACCTCGATGGGCACATGGTTCATGAGATCACTCTCGGTGACGCGCTGCCTGTGAAGGACGCGTGGGAGCAGGTGTACTCCCGGATCCAAAAGTTCGCGGGCATCTTCCGCGCTATCGCCAACTCAACCTAGGAGAAACACATGACATTCCGTACCGCGTACGGGAACACCCACTCCGAGAACGGTTGGCGCATGTGCAACCGCGACGAGTGCGACATCCCCCGCATCAAAGACCTGTTCCTCGTCGACACGGCACCGCTCCGCAAGGGCGCGACGCTGACGATCCTCGGCGCATGGCTGTTCTGGTACGACCGCAACGTCGAAGAGATCGGATCCCCAGTGTGGGGTTGGTCGAACACCAACGACGTTGCGAACTCGAACCACCTGTCCGGAACCGCAGTCGATGTGAATGCCCCGAAGTATCCGTGGGGTCAGCGTGTGATGCCTGCTGCTCGGATCGCGAAGATCCGCGAGGGACTTCGACTGTTCGAGGGCACCGTCTTCTGGGGTGCCGACTGGGGCCGCGCCGACGAGATGCACTACCAGATGGCGTTCCGTGAGGGTGACTCACGGAATGAGGCGTTCGCTGCGAAGCTCCGCGCCGGCCATCTCGGCATTTACGGAACACCGACTACCCCAACGACGCCCGAGGAGGGTGACATGGATTTTGCAGCTTTCAAGACGTACATGGATGCGGTTGTGTCCGATGTGAAGGACATCCGCGAGCAGTTGTGTGGCATGAAGCAGCGCGATCGCGGGCAGTTCGGTGGCTGGCCCCAGTTGGGCGGCAAGACGATGGTCGACGCAATCGCCGACATCGGGAAGCGTCTCGACAAACTGGAGGGCAAGTGATGACTGCTGATTCTGGTTTGGATGGTTTCGCGAAGTCGTATGTGCAGAACATTCCGTTCGTGAAGCAGAACCGCAAGACGATCGCGAATGTTGTTGGTTTGCTGGCGAATGTGTTGGTGCTGTTGGTCGGGTTGCCGATCTCGGGTACTGCGCAGGTTGTGTTGGCGATCAGCATTCAGGGTGTGTTTGCGGTGTCGGCGTGGTTGGTGCCGAATGCGATCACTCCGCAGCAGGCTTCGGAACTCGACGAGTACGTCGGCCGACACCGCAAGCAAGGGTGATGGGGGAGTTCTTTTCCGCGCTCCCGATTGAGGGTGGTGTCGTCGTCGGGTTCGTCGTCGGTGTCTTCCTCATGATCGCGAGAGGTGTCCTCGTCCCTGGCACTCAGCATCGCGAGCAACTGGACGCTGAGCGGCAGGCGAACACGTACCTCCGTTCAGCGTTGGACAAGGCGTTGACGCTGAACGGTGAGGACGCCAAGACCATCGCGAAGCTATCGGCCACGTCCGAGTTGTCGGCGCGGCTGCTGGAGGAGTGGCGGAAAGAGTCAGCCCAGGGGGCGCCGTGAGGTGGCGTCGGCGTCAACGCGCCGAGAACGAAACGGTCACCGAGGCACGGTTGCTGGACGAGGAAGTGGATAAGCGGTTGGCGGCGTCTCGTCGTGCCCGCCCGGACCACGAGCGTCGCGGGCAGCGTGTTCAGGATCAGATGGTGCGCAACCACTTTGGTGAGTTGTTCCGGCTGAGTATGGAAGGGCGATGATGCTCAGAGAAGTCGGTAACTGGCTGTTGGTGTTCCTCACGTTGGTGTGGTGCACGTTCACTCTGATCTATGCGTTTCGGTCGAAGTGGTGGGCGAATGAGGTTGGTCGGGTGTTGTTGCCCGAGAAGGTGTTGACGTGTCTGGTGTTGATTCAGGTGGCTGCGTCGGCGATGTCGAATTCGTTGTATCCGGGGCGGGATGTGATTCGCATTGTTTTGTATGCGGGTTGTGCGGTTTCGGTGTTGGTGTTGACGGTTGTGTTGGTGCGTGTGCAGAGGCGTGAGCGTCGATGTCGATCTGAGTGGGGGTGATTGCTGATGGAGAAGTTGCCTCCCGGTAAGCCTCGGGATCAAGACATTTGGGGGACGTTCAAAAACAACTGGTTCAATCAGTTCCTCGGCGGCTTCGGAAGCCTGTTTGGTGCGATCACAGGCACTGTGAACAACGACTACATTGCGCAGATTCCAATTATCGGCGACCACGAGGCCCGTCTCACTGCAACGGAAGAGGCTGTGCGTCAGTCGATTTTGCAGGGCGAGGCGGTCACATTCTCTGCGTCAGGTTGGTGGAAGCCGCCACGTGATCTGATCTACGCGGAGCTTATTGGTATCGCGGGCGGCGGTGGGGGTGCAGCCGGTTCCTGGAACATTGTTGGCGGCGCACAGCGTGGTGGCGACGGTGGTGGCGGTGGCGGCCTGAAGAATCTCGACGGAATCACGCGCCTGTACGCCAAGTTCCTTCCCAAGACTGGCGACGACTACGACTGGATCTACGTATCGGTATTCGCGGCCGGTCCTGGTGGCGTCGGCTCTGGATCGCCAGGCGGCGCAGGTGGAAACATTATCTTCGGCTCGAATCTGGCTACACCTCTCGTCACGTTCGAGGGAGGTTGGGGTGCGGCGACCGGTGACACGGTGCCGTCGACCAGCGGCCAAGGCGGCAGCGGCATGGTGCCTGGCGGGCACGGCGGTTTCGGTGCACAGACCCCACGATCTGGTGCGGGTGGCACAAACGGTGAATCGTCGATTTCGCCGTACAGCTTCCTCGGTGGTGGCCCCGGCGGCGCCGGTGGTGGATGCGCAAACTTCTCTTCTGCCGGAACGGGCGGCAGTGGTGTTGCTACCACTGGCGGAGGGCCTGGGCAGCCCGGCATTTCACCTCACCCAGCCATTGCGGCTGGTGGATCGGGAGGTGGTGGTGCACGAAACACGGGCGAACCTGGTGGAGCTGGCGGATTCCCTGGCGGCGGTGGCGGCGGCGGGTACGGAGGTAGTACCAGTGCCTCGAACGGAGGTAAGGGTGGCGAGCCGAAGTTGTTCGTGCTGGAGACGAGAACGGCCGTTGCAGTATGATCGTCAATGCGCTTGTTCTCACGACCTCGGGTGTTTGGGTGAAGCCTCCACGTCTCTTTGCGATACACCGCATCATTGCGCGCAGCGCTGGTAGTGGTGGTTCATGGCCGGTGGGGAACGGAAATGGGTACGGCGGTGGGGGTGGAGCTGCGTCGTACACGAAGAATCCCATCGGAGAATGGGAGCTCCCTGACGAGGTCGACTACGAGGTTGGCGTTGGCGGTTTGGGTGGAAACTCCTCAACCCGGAACGGCGGCAACGGTGGCGACACCTGGTTCGGGAACTTCATCCGAGTCAGTGGCGCACTAGGGGCAACGACTTCCGCGCCTGGTGTCGGCGGCATCGGTATGTACCGCGGCGCGAACGGCGGGCTACCTGGTCAACCAGGGGGATCTGCGAACTCAGGACCTGTTGACTATTCGGCGGGTGGTGGCGGCGGCGGAACTGTCGGCGGCGCATCTGGTTCCGTTCCTGGCGGCACGTCGAATCCGCCCCTCTGGCAGACATCCCAATCGGGTGGCGGTGGACCATCCGGACAACGCGGAGGGTTCCCAGCAGGCGGTGGTGGGCGTGGCATCGCCCCCGGGACTCCAGCGGGATCGGGCGCGGACGGCCTGTTGACCATCATCGAATACATCTTGGAGGAATGAGCTATGGCGACAGCAACTCTTATCGCCCGCGACAACATTACCTATGCGGGACCGGCTAATCACTATCAGCTCGATCCGCCGCTACGTGGCTTCCTGCACGTGATGGTTTACATGGAACCCGAGTACGGCGGAGCAGGCCCCCGTGTGGTGATTTCACCGAAGCGGATGGACAACGAACCGATGCTGAACGTGCCGCTGCCTGGCTCGGTGTCGCTGCATCACGACGCGACGATCGATGAGGCCGCCTGGTTCGCGCTACTCGCCGCGGGCGGTTACGACATCGTGATCCCACCAGAACCTGAGCCGGATCCTATTGAGAGCGAGGGAGAGTGATGGCTGGTCTCGGCTGGACCCCGTACTACGAAGACATCAATCTTCGGACTGGGCAGGATTGGATTCTTGAGATACCTCGTGAGGAAGGCCCGATAGCTCCGGCCACTGTCGCGGAAGTGAAGTGGGCGAACGGCACCACGTGGGCCGGGTCTATCGATGGCGACACCCTCGTGTTCCGTGTCGAGTCGACGCAAGCAGACCTGATCCCGAATGGCACCGCGTATGTCCTGTGGGTCCGATACCCGAACAGCGCGACAAGTACGACCGACGACTACCAACTGTTCGCGGGTAAGGCCCGACGCGACATGATCACAGTGAGGAACTGACATGGCACTTTCCGTATCGGCAACGAAGAACCTTCTGGCTGACTACTGGGCATCACTCGGTACGTCGTACAGCCTGCACACAGCTGATCCTGGCGCGGGCGGAACAGCGAACGAGGTGACGAACGGCTCGTATGCGCGGCAGTCCACCACATGGGGTGCAGCATCAGGTGGTGTTGTCACAGGTTCGCAGCTGACGTTCGCTGTCTCCTCGTCGACGACCGTCACGCACGTGTGCCGATGGAACGGCTCGACGTTGCGGGACATCATCGACAACCCCGACGCGACGGTCACCCCGTCCGGTGAGTTCAAGCTGAACCCCAGCTACACGCAGGCCTGAGGGTGAGGTGGCCGGGACCGGATGTCGGGAGGGTTGCGTTCCCGGCGTCCGATACACGGACAGTGATCTTCCCCGGCAGTGCTCGTGAGATGGTTGCGTTTCCGCCAGCGCCGATGTTCGTTGTCCCGATCGACGCAGCCGCATCCGGTGCAGGTACTGCGACCGCAGTGTTGGTGACAACTCCGGTGTACCCGATGAACATTGTCGGCGACGGCACAGCAAGCGTGACTGTGTCTGGTGTGGCTGTCTTCATGGCGGCTGTGTCGGGTGTGGGTGAAGCTCTCGCTGTGTTCGCTCAACTCATCGAGGCCCCTGTGTCTGGCGTGGGCACTGCGAGTGTTGTTGTGAAGCCGTCGATCTCGTTGGCGGCGAGCGTTTCAAGCAGCGGTACCCCGGCTGTGGTCGTGAAGCCTGTCGCTCCGATTATCGCGGCAGTGACCTGTGAGGGCATCGCTGGTGTTGGTGCTTGGCCGGCTGCGACGATGACTGCACCTGTGTCCGGATCGGGTACAGCGACCGCTGCGGCGACTGCCCGTTCGGTGATCGCCGCCATCGCATCCGGTTCGGGTACAGCGACGGCTGCTGTCACCGCAGTGACGTTCCAGCCGTCTGGGATGACGAAGAACGCGTCGGCGCAGACGGTGACGAGCACTGCCACCCAGATCGCTGGGATGGTAGCCGAGTCCGGGTCCACACTTTCGGGTAACTCGCTTCTCCCGAATGGATCCAAGACCGGCGCTACGATCACGGCTCAGGTGTCGATCACGGACGTAAACTTCTCTCCGTCGTCCGTCGTGGTCGAGCTACGGAAAAACGGCGTACTGATTCCCGGGGCGACTCTCACGGCAAACACTGTCTCTGGCACCGCGAAGCTGTACACCATTCCAACTGTCACCGCCAATGTCACCGGAACCGATCAATACTCATTGTGGGTCACAGTCGCGTCCGGCATATCCGGCATCACTGTCACAGCGGGCGCGAACACCTACGTCCGCATCACATGA